GCCAAATGGCATCTTCATGAAAGGTTTGAGGCAGACTGCCCCAAACGATGCACCTATGCCTGTTCCACCTTCCCATATGTTCGTAAGACCCACTATTCCCCTGATGTTTGGGTGGTGGTAGATTTCCCAATACGAATAACTCAATCCCTGTGCTTCTATGTAGCCCTCGACGCTACCGCTTGCTCCAAGAGGCTTTCCTTGAGGATCATGAGCCGTTGCACCAGATTCCACCACTATTCCCAAACCATTTCTAATCATCTTTATGTTGGCAGTGAATCCAACCGCACCGCTATTTGTGATGATAATGTTGGAACCTTCGGAAAACCCTGTTCCACCAAATCCAGCAGCAAGCGTGTCGAAATCTATTTGCTTGAGATATGCCGCAGCATAAGTCTCCCCTATGCGGACAAACTCAAAGATATTTGCAGTTATGATGTTGTTTGAAGATCCCGTTGCCGTTACTGCTGTCCATGTTGTTCCTGATAGAAAAGTGAATCCAACGGGTTCTATGAACAACTTTCCACCACTTGCACCATATGCCTGGTTTGCGCTGTATGTGTTTCCCCGCGGATTGAATCCATTTAGATATTTGTTGTACAGGTCGGCTGTGGTTCCTAGCCTGTACGGAGTATAATGCCCGATGAAAGGCAACTCATATCTCTGAAACTCGGAATGGAACGGCAATGCATCCACTATGTCCCGCTTCACCAACATCTCGCCAAACATCTTGAATCCTGCGGGATGCACAAGTTTCTTGTAGAGTTCCTTGTAGCGTGAGAACGATATCTCGCTCTTCAGGGCATATGAGAACTCCTGATAGTAGTAGGCATCGTATATCTTCTTGTTCGAACTCAACTTTCCGTTGTTTCCGACATAGAAGCCAGTATAGTTCGTCACTGCTCCGACCACGGGGGATATGACTGCCTTGCCATCACCGCTGTTGGTTGCAATGCTGCTGGTGAAAGTACCACTATAGCCGACTCCTGAATCTATGATCTTGACTGCCTTGATCACGCCCTTCACATCAACAAGTTCGATGCTTACATGAAGCCCGATGCCGTCTCCGTTGGTGCTTACAGTGACATCATCAGTTTCGCTGTATTCGGATCCACCGTTGATCACATCTATGCGCGACACGACAGGATATACATCTTCCTCAAGATCGGAAGTTCCCGTGTTGCAGTAGAGAGTCCTGTTGGGGATAAATGTACCGAAGATGTCCTTTATGAACACCTCGTTCACATCGTAGTATCTCTTGCGATACTGAGTGACCTCGGTGACGGTGGCAGATGCAGAGACATCCCCGCTGATCGGATCAAGTTGGTACACCTGATTTCCTGCCATCGCATAGTTTGCCGTTCCGCCATCGTTGGTGGTTTTCAGCGATGTCCGTTCGATCCATCTGCCATGAGAGCATTTCAATATGTCCTCGCCCGGATACTTCACCTCGGACACGGCATTGAATATCAGCCTGAACAGGAACCTATATGCCTTCTCGGTTCCCTTTGATCCATAGAAGTTCCTGACATTCTTGAGGAAGTTTGCCTCGCTGATCACATTGCCATTGGCATCGGTTGCGAGTTGAATGGGGAAGTTCTGCAAGTACATTGCTCGGAAGTCCTGTGTGAACATCCCGATGCTCTGATCGATATCGGTGTGTTCCATGAATGCATCGATGATTCCGAATGCATTCTGATACTGCTCAAGCCATTCGTAGTATGCCTCAACGAATCTACGGAAATCAACATGATCCCGATTTATGAAGTCTGGAACCTGATCTACGATGAGATTGCTAGGACCAAATCTCTTGAGGAAACGAGGAGACTCCTCGGACAACCTGAGTGTCTGTACTTCGGGTGGGCTTCCCGTTCCGCCAAAGAGAAGTGGTAGTTGATTAGGCATCAGATCCTTCTAGCAGCCGCATCCTGTAGGTTTATCACTATCGACTCAGGTATGCTTTGATCCACAAGGAGAACCTGATTTCTCTTTGGGACTATGTCGAATCTCTGGTCTGGCGTGACGATGAACTTGATGTATGGCAGTTTGCCGGAACTCGTAGGTGCGAATCCGACCAGATTCACCTTGCCCGTCTGATAGTCAATGGTGCCGACATTTCTCTTCACAAGGATCTTTTCAACGCCGACATTGGTGAATATCGAAAGCCTTCCATAGCCGTCATCCTCAATGAAGCAGTCCTTCACGTTGTTGTCTTCGTCGCGGTGCTTGAACACGGAGGTGGTGACTATGGAAGCAGCCCCATCGACGGGATGATAGAGTGCTATGTCGAAGGAAAGTTTATAGTTCGATGTGCCGAACACAGGAACGATCTTCTTCATGAGTTTGGTGGAGATCCTGTTGCTCACCATCGTGTTGCTCGAAAGATCTACCTGTCTACTGATGATTGAGTATCTGAATGGAGCATTAAAGACCTGTAGGGCTAGGTTCGAATAGCCAACGATGGCAGCACGAATCGAATCCCTCACGGATGATTCCGATGTGAAGGCGGCATTTGAGTTGTAGGTGCCGAAGCATTCCACAAGGACATATGTGTAGTCAACGTCCACTACCTCGGGCTGCACCGTCACGATCTTTTTCTTGTCAAGGACGTTCTTGATCAGGCTTTCCTTCTGTGCATCGCTGAGTACGCGGGTGTTCTTCGGAAGTATGGAGATGAATACCTTGCCGTATTCGGGTGGATCGTTCTCATCACCTCCCCATACGCGAACAGACTCGGCATCGGTGTACTCGCGCAGGACTATGCTCTCGTAGTCGCTTGCGGTGACTGTCCTGTTCTGCGATTGATAGTACTTCGGTGCCGCATATCGGATCTTTTCCTCGCTGTCCCTCTCGGCACCACCAGAACTTGGCGTGACGGTTGTCACGGTGGCATCGAAGTCGTTTCCACCGATTCCCGTGAAGGTGAACGAGGAGGAAGTCGCTGTATCCCTGATTCCAATGTTGTTGCCAAGGGAAGCATCCGTCTCAAAGAAGACGATGACGATGTAGTTGCCCTTCTCTGGCTTCTGTCCGAATATTCCATCACCGAATGAAACCTCATAGTTTCCGCGATAGTTCTCGTTTATGAAATAGACCTTGCTGGTCGAGGTTATGTCGAGGAAATCGGTATTCTCTCTCCAGTTGAAATCTGCGCTACCAAGATCAGACAAAGATCCCATGACGTAGATGAGTGTGAGATCCTTGTCCACATTGGCAAAGGGAATCTCAAACTTCGTCCTGTTGCTATCGGGATCATAGACATAGGAGATTGTCCTGTATCTTCCCTGCCTGAGAGTGATGTTCTCGCACTTGTATGGAACAGCGGTGCGATCTATCTCAAAGGACTCGGTTGTGCTGAAGAGATAGTTGTTTCCATCCTTGGTCGATGTGAACACGGTTCCGATTGGCACTGTGCTTGGAACACCAGCCGTGGAACCGAAGGTGAGGGACACCGTGGCTGTTGCTGCATTCTTGGAGTTGGGGACATAGCCAAGGTTCTTTGCAAGCGAGACTATCGACTTTCTCAGGACGGCAGAGTCAAGGAAAGACTCGGATGCAAGCATGTTGGCATACATGGCAGTATAGTGCGTGTTGTATGCAAGCAGATCAAGAAGGATGTTGATTCCCGATCCCTCGTAGTCATAGTCGGAGAACTCCTGAGTCGTTGACAGGTAGTTCTTTAGATTCTGCTTTATTCCGTCAAAGTCTAGTTCCGTGACGGGAGTGAGTACGCGATTTGGCATTACCTTAGCCTTTCTATGCTTACGAACACCTTTGATACCTCGCGGGAGTTGAGGACGGTAAATGAAACCGTCACATCGAAAGAGTTGTACTCGGCATCAAATATGACCTGTACGTCGTTTATCCTTGCTCTCGGTTCGTAACGGGTAAGTATGTCCATTATGTTGGATCGTATTGCCATAGCAACAAGCGGGGTCGCTGGCTCAAACAGAAGTTTCTGAATACGGGAATCGATCTCGGGCTTGAATGGCTTGTCGTACCGCGACATCAATACAAGGTTGCGTACCGCTCTCTTGACAGCCTCCGTGTCCGTCTTTCTACGCAAGTCTGCGGTGACGGGGTGGGGGCTGAAGTCGAGGTCCAGATCCTTGAAGATGTTCTTTCTTACAAAATCGGTCATCGATAGTCTTTTGCGGAACTAATGAGGAATGCGATCTGACTCCTGGTGTTTTCAATGAAGGGAAGCAGTTCCTGATCATCCATTTTATCCAAAGTTCCAAGATCACACCATTCAACAGATATGTAGCCCAGTGCGATCATGCTGTCGCTGCAATAGATGGGTAAAATTGAGAATGCGACGGTGTCGTGAAGTTCGTAGAACTTCTTGGTGTTCGAGTCGCGCTGCTGAGAAACCATCCTGATGCGGGGATCGTTCTCCTGTAGCATCTCGACTATCTCGACAAACCTACTGACAAGAACATCCTGTCGGAACTGCATGGTGGAGGATATCTTTGGGTCGCAGGTCTGACTTGAGATGCTCATTCTCCTCATGGAAGAGCCATCCGCAAACTTTCCCCCGTTGTGGAACTGAACCAAGGATACTCGGGAAGCCTTCGTTCTTTCCCGAACACTGGTTATCATGTTCCATATCCGCATGTTCACATAGTTGAACCGTTCTTCGTCCTTCTTGGTTTTCTTTACCTTCATGAACTTGAACGCCTTGCTCAAGGCATATGTGAACCCCGAAATGACCATAGCAACGATCACTCCGGTTTCAAACCACTTATAGTACTCTGTAGTATCCATGACTTCTCCGAACTTTAGGATGTTTAGCGAGTCCAAGCCTACTTGAGGCTTGGAATATGGTCTAGAAGATTAACAGGCGAACCTTCGATCTTCACACCATTTTCAGTCGCAATCTCATCCATTGACTTACTGAAATCTGGATTCAATATGAGGTTTTTCATCAACTGCCCACCAAAGCACGGGTCGAGTAGTGCCGTCGAGATTATGCTGTTACCAAGTGCATAACGCTCTACGGCTGCAAGTGCTAGGGTAAATGCAGCATTATCGTTATTTATCAAAGTTGTGATATTATTTGAAAGCGCGTTTACGTTGTCGGTCAGTTGGCGAAGTTCCCCAACGAACTCCCCAAGATCAGTAGCCCCACCCTGATTGAGTTGGTACTCAATCTCACCAAGGAATGCAGATATGTTGTTCATGTTCTGACCGAAGTTGTCGAAGAACGGTCCAACGATCTGTGGGTTGAGGGAGGAGAATGCATTTGAGAAGTTGTCTTCAAGAAGTTGCTCGGGATCCTTGAGGAGATCCTTGATGGAGTTGTAGGTTGACATGACTCCAATGATCTGATCCAGCCTAGGAAGCAGTCCATTGTCTCCGTCTATGCTGATTCCGCTCAATCGATTGGTGTGGGTTATGAATGCACTGAGTTCCCCGTTCAGTCCACCGAGAGCATCGTTCAACCCGTCGAGATCGCTTGTCAGTTCACTAAGACCCTCTATCTGCGACAGGTTCGCACCCATCTTCTCCTGTAGGATCTGCGCTGCACCCGCAATCGGATTGCGAAATGCATTTCCTTCAAGAAAGTCATTGAGGAACTTCTTCGGACCTGGTGGGAGAAGTTGGGATATGAGGCTGCAATTCGCAGGATTGAATATGCTGGGATATCCGGGTTGATTCTGCTGCCAAGTCATTTAGCCTACCTCCACATCGCTGCTTGATATCAAAATATGCCCACACGATGCCACAGAACCCGTGCAGCAGACGGGAATATCCTCTGCGGTGACAGACTCGTTTGCCGTGACCATATTAGCCCTGTTGTGTTCGTTTATCCCATGATCCTGCACGATGCTTCCAAACCGAGCAACGGGAAGATCATTTGCCGTTACCGAGGCACAGCCATTGAGTATCACTCCACCACCGGCGAAATCGGCACCGACTCTTCCTATGCTTGGCATCAGAATACCCCTCCGTCGAGATTGCTGATATCGACACCCGATACCTTCTCGAATCCAGAAAAAGGCAGATAGGGAGGAATACCAAATGTATTTTCTATGCAGATGTAGGTGAACTCATCGTCGGGAAAGTACACGACATCCCCAACCACATAGGTTGCAGAAAGATCGTATGTTCCCCTCCAGTTGAAAGCAGATGACATTCTCTATGCTCCGAATGGTATTGGATATATTCCTGGAATGATGAAGGGATCAGCCGCTGCTTCACCTGTTCTGGCAAGGCTGTTCAACTTGATGCTTCTTGCCTTGCCCGAGACATAAAGATCGCTTCCTATCTTGGTCTTTATGACGGCATCATTCAGAGAACTCACCACGAAGCCACCACTAACCACATCGGTGACGCAGTTTCCAAACACACGGGTGTACTTGTTGCCGATGATCGTCTCGCGGTGATCGCCAAGTACGGAAAGATCCCACGAACCATAGACTATGCCACGGACATCCTTAAGTGCCTGTAGGTTGACATTGCCGTCAACCTGTATGTTCAGGTTTCCACCCGAAGCCCGTGGACCAACAAGAACGCTGACATCACCATCGACGGTGATCTTTGCGGTCCCCTTGATATGGACATAATCGCTGCCAGCGATCAACTCATAGTTGTTTCCCGTCACCTTGTGGACGCGCGTGCCATTGGGATCGTTCTCCCATCCGTTCGCCACTTCCTCAAAACTTCCCGATGGGTGATAGGTGTGGTGACGTTCCTTGTTCGGTGTATCGTCCCACTCCTCCACCATCCCCGATCTGGTCGCAAAAACC